CAGGAGCTTGCTCGGGTCGAACCAGCCGCCGGTCTCCACCTTCTTGAGCACCTTGCTCAGGTTGGCGTAGGTCACGGCCGAGCGGGTCACGGCGTCCACCGAGCCGTTGTTGGTCAGCGTGACGGCGGCGCCGCCCTCGGTGGCCGACACGGTGAACGTGGTGGTGCTCGGGACGGTGATCACGAAGTACGGCGTGCCCGCGGTGGCCCCGGTGGTGGTCGTGAAGGTGCCGAACACCACGCGGTCACCGACGGCCAGGCCGTGCGGGGTGACGACGGTGAACACGCCGGTGGAGGCCACGATGGTGGCCGCACCGAGCGCGGCGCCGGCCGTCACGATGTTGGCGTTGGCGGTGTAGGACACGCCCGAGTCGGTCTGGGACAGTGCCTGGTAGACCGAGGTGAACGGGACCGTGGTGCCGTTGCCGGCCGCGGACACGCCCAGGCAGGCGTTGTCCAGGAACGGCGCGTAGGCGTTGCCCCACTCGGCCTGCTTGGTGGCGACGGTGGAGGCCAGCGAGTCGTCGATGTCCTCTTCCGCGATGCGGAAGGCCGACCCGATCTTGCGCGCGGTCAGCACGATGTCGTCGTTGGTGGAGCTGTCCTCGCCGTAGGTGCCGCCCTTGGCGACCACCGCGACGGTGGCCGCACCGGAGCGCGGGGCGCTCTTGGTGGTCGAGCCCATCGGGATGCGCGTGGCGTACCCCTCGATGGCCGACATCTGGTTGACCTGCTGGACGACGGCGGAGTCGTACTCCTCCGGAATCCAGGCCTCGAACGTGGTACGTGCCATGGTGGCGTCTCCTGGTGAGGTGATCGGGGTGGGCTTGCTACTCCCCACCCGGGCCGATCCCTACTGCCAGCTCACTCAGGCCATCCGGCCTGATCGGATCATAGCGCTGCGGTGCCCGCGGATCGATCACCCGTTGGTGGCGCGCCGTTGGACCTCGGCCCGCTGGCGTATCGCGCCCCGGGCGTAGACGAACGCGTAGGCCACCGCGGTGACGATGAACCCGTACTGATCGGTAGCGACCGCATAGGCGATCCATAGCACCTGAGCACCGACGCCGATCATCCATCCTGCTGGGCGCCCAGATCCGGCCAGCCAGAGCCCCGCGATGCCGACCGCGGCGAGCACCCAGGACCACATCACGGCTGGAGCACCTGCTGGGCGATCCGCTCGGCGCTGGACAGCTTGCGGCCACCCGGCGCACCGGCGCGCTCGGCGGCATCCACCCGCGGCGGCTTGGCGGCCGGCGCGGCGAACAGCGCCGGGAAGTCTTTCCTGATCTCCCGGATCTGCTGGTCCAGCCCGGTCACGTCACCGTCCGCGCTGATCTCACAGTCGCCCAGGTCGATCATGGCCAGCACGCGCGGGGAGGGGTTGCCCTGGTAGCCCGCGTCCCGGAGCGCGACTCGTGCGGCGGCCTTCACCGCGGGCGCCTTGTACTGGGCGCTCAACTCGGCCTCGAGCGCAGACCGGATGGCCTTCTCGTCCTTCGGCCCGGGCGCGGCGGCCTTGGCGGCCTCGATCTCCCGGAGCTGTTCCTTGCGCTGCTTCGCCTGGGCGGACGCCACGGCCAGCGCCCGGGTGGTGCGCTCCCACTCGTCCGCGCTAGGCGGCTCGTACGGCGCGGGCTTGTCGGCCTCGACCTCGGGCGCGTCGTCCTTCTCCACGGCGATCTCGCTCACCTGAGCAACCTCCAGCATTGGGCCAACCGGCTAGTGGTCACCCACGATATCAGCTAGGGTGCTCCTATTGGCCCGTAGCGTAACGGCCCTCTTTTCGAGGGTGCTGTGCTCGCACACCATGGACCAGGGTTGGTGCACCTCCGCCTGGCCGGATTCCTGCGAGTGAGTAAGCGCACCGCCCATGGGGGGCGGAAGTTCAGGTTCGATCCCTGGCGGGCCAACTAAGAGCCCGTCGGCACCGTGCGCTGAACAAACCCGCCGCGCCCCACGGCCAGCTCGGCCTCCAGGAGCACACTCTTGGGCAGGCGCCCGCCCGCGTCCAGCAGCCGCTCGGTGGCGCGCAGCGCAGCGGCGTTGGACTCCCCGCCCGCCTCGGTCCAGCCCTTGGCCACCGAGCGCCGCGCCTCCCGCTCCAGCGCCGCAGTCATCTCGACCGCTGCCGCCGAGCCGGGCTCGATCGGGACTTGCGCGCAACGACACCTCGGATGTTGAGGCGGGGCCAGCACCGGGTCGGGCGCCTTGCCGTCGCCGTAGTAGGTGCCCGCGGTGAACGCGCCCGCCTTGGCCACCCGGCCGGCGAACGCCTGGCACCGGTAGCAGGCGTCGCGCTCGGGCACCCAGAGCCGCCCGAGGCCGTGCGTCGCGGCGAGCGCCGTGCCGCCGCGGTGAGCCGAGCCGTGAGTGAAGGTGGCCACCAGGCGTTGCACGATCGAGACGATGGTGTGGCTCTTGCTGAACGAGCGGGCCAGGTGCGGCCAGGTGGGCGTCCAGGCGTGGCCGGAGCCCAGGGCCACCAGCGCGCGCCCCTTCATGGTCGTGGCCAGGGTGAGCGACTCCGCCACCTGCGCCCGCTCCAACGGCGTCGGCCGAGGTCGTCGCTCGGCGCTGGAGCGCACGTCGGCAATCTCAGCGGCCTGGGCCACGCCGAGAGCGAACGCCGGGCCGAGCATGGCCAGCACGGCCGGGCCGATCGACTCCAGGTCCAGCGCATCAACGCCGTCGCGAAGGTAGGCGGCGATGGCCTTGAGCGTGGCAACGTCAGCGGTGGCGTCGGCCTCCAGCGAGCCGAAAGCGCGCACCCACCGGGCGCCCGCGCCGCGCAGCAGGATCTGTAGCTGCGCCTCGAGTAGCCCGGCCGTGGCCTGGACGTTGGCGTCCTCCAGCGCGGCGAGCGCGTCTGCGTGCTCGCCGCGCGCCAGGGCCAGGATCTCCTCGGGCGTCCTACCCATGGCGATACCTGCGTGCCCCCAGCGCGACCACGCCGAAGAGGTGCGCTGCGAGCAACGTGAGGCCCCAGAGTGTCACGGCCAGGTCGACCGGTGTCAGCGTCATCGGAGCACCGCCACGGTCGCGGCATACAGAGCCCAGCAGAACGCTGCCCCGGCCGTGCCGAACAGGATGATCAGGGTGAGTAGCGCCAGGAGGATGCTTCCGCCCGGGTCGCCGTTGCTCTCTCGGTTCTGGCCGGGGTCGCCCCAGTGCTGGCACCCGTCGGCTCGCATCCGCTGTGTCATGCCACTAGGTTACCACTAGGGCATGGCATCGGCAAGCGCTTCCGGGCCGGGCGGCGCGGCCTCGATCACGGGGGCGGCCGGTACCTGGACGGCCTGCGGTTCCTCGCCCAGCAGGGCGGCAACCGCGCGCTGGACCTGATCGACGCTCACCACGCCGAAGCCCACTGCGGTGCCCAGGCTCTGCGTGGCCGCGCCCAGTTCCTTGAGCGCCAGGATGCGGCGCATCAGGTCCTCGTCCTCACTCTCGGTCAGCCACTCGTCCACCTGCTCGGTGGTGTAGCCCGCCTCGAGCAGTGCCTGGCGGGTCGGCACGCCCGCGTCGATCTTCTCGCCCACGGTCTGCCAGGCCTCGAGCCCGTCCGGCGTCTCGTTCGGCACCCAACGGACGTCCACGTTTACCTCGCCCAGGCCCATGATCTTGAGCGCCTGCGCCATGGCCCGCTTGAGCGGGGAGGCGAACGCCACCTTGAGCATGCCCACCGCCTTGTTCAGCCCCTCGTTGGCGACCCGGCGCGACTCCCCGGACGGCTGATCCCCGGACGGGTCGAAGTGGTGCAGGGGCACGTCGGTGGTCACCGCCATCAGGCGGACGTACAGGCTGATCGGGTCGGTGAACAGCGACGGGTCGGGCGGGTCGAACTGGCCGACCGTCTTGACGCCTTCCATGTACCAGAGCTGATCCGGCCCGGCCTTGAGCTTGCTGATCTTCTCGGCGTTGGAGTCGGCCGCCTCGGTCTGGGCGTCGTCGGCGCCGAAGTCGATCCCGGCGTCGTCGTCGCTGTCCACCGCGGCCTCGGCCAGCGCATACCGCTGGGGGCCGCTCTGGTAGTCCACGGATGCGGCGTGCGAGGTGATCAGCTTGGTGACCAGATCCTGGGCGCCCCAGGCGTCCATGTGGACCGGGCGCCCGTGCGGCCGGTCGGTGCGCAGGTGGTAGACCGGCACCTAGTCCACGCCGTCAGGGTGCGGCAGGGGCCAGGCCTCTTGGCCGCCGTACTCGTCCTCGCCCTGGTAGGGCACCCAGTCGCCCTCTTCGCCGCCGTCCTTGCCGGCGAGGGTGATCCACTTCTCGGTGCGGTCGGCGTACAGCAGGTTCACCCGGACGGCCTTGCCATGGCGCATCCTGAACACCGCGCACACCTTGCGGCGCGGGTTGTCCTCGGCGTACAGCACCACGGTGGTCAGCGGCGTCCGTACCCAGATGTCGGCCGTGCCGGGCTCGTCCCCGGGCCACACGGCCAGGTAGGCGTCACCGAAGCTGCACGCCTTGCGGATGGCGTTGGGCAACTCCACGTCCAGCTCGTTGCGCTCCCACAACGCCTCGATCGCGGCGGTGGCGGGCTCGTTGCCCGGCACGGTGATGCTGGCCACCTCGAGCCGGGAGGCGAACACCTTCACCGGCACCCGGGCCAGATTGATCTTGAAGCTGACATCGTTCGCATCGGCCCGGATGCGCCGGGCGAGGGCAGCGAACGATGTCAGCTGCAAGATCAATCTGGCCCGGGTGCCGGTGAAGGTGTTCGCCTCCCGGCTCGAGGTGGCCAGCATCACCGTGCCGGGCA